AGCAATACAGTGGTTGCTAGCCATCTACGGTCGCGCGGTTTCAGTGCGGAATCGGTGGAGAATTGGAAAACTGGCGTAGAGGCGGTGATTTTGGGCACAGGTGTGATTTTGGTCTGGCGGTACAGACACACATTGAACCGCTTAAACAAGATGTGAGCTGTCTACACAAGATGAATCAGTTTCGTGACGAGACTATGCAAATTTGCCGCCACAAGGGGTGGGACAAGGCGCCGGTCCAGACGGTCTGGCTCCTATTCACAGAGGAGGTGGGTGAATTGGCATCGGCCATTAGGCAGTATCAGCGCGCCTACCGCAAGTGCGGGCTCAAGAAGGACAAGGGGACGGACGTTCTAACAGAAATGGGGGATGTATTCAGTTATTTATTTCAACTCGCATCAATGCTCAATGTGGACCTTGATCAGATGTGGACCGTTCACCGCGAAAAGGTCCAGCACAAGGTGTATAAGGAGAAAAATGTATGCACCTACTAATAATGGCAACAGCATGGATGATAAATGATGACCTTGCCATTAATAAGTTCAATCCTTACACGTGGTCCGGGACGTATGGTATCCCGACGGATGGCTCTAAATGGAAGAGCGACGGCACCTACACAGTCGACATAGACGAGCGCCCGACTGTATACACGGATTCCAATGCAGATACAAAGGACTTTAACCCTTTGTCACTCATGCGTTCAGGTCCGTTGTATTTTAAAGAGATGCCCGGACAAGCTGCGGCACCGTTTAACGGTTTCCCTGCACGCAAGTACGAGTTTGACAATGGTACGGTAACGTGGAACCGTCCAGACCTTGCACGCGGTCAAGGGGATTACGCATTCCAGGCCCCGCGTGCAAAGACGTGGGACCTGTGGGTCGTTCTGGCAATTCTCATTATTGCCGGCATAGTATATTCACGTCGTTAGATGCTAGCGATTCGCGGCGCCACAACCTTTACGAGTTTTTTCGCCAACTCTTCTTTTTCAGTCTGAGCACGTTTATCCAGCCCGGGACAGTAATGCGTCTCGAGCTGAATACACCTCGCACAAAAATTCCCCGCACATCCCTTGCATTCCAGGAATTTGGGACGGTGAGGGCACTTCCACCCGAGGCTTGGTGCAGACTTCATCTGGCTGTACCTGACAGACGGGAGCGTCTGGCTCAACCTCACACAACCCATTTTCCCTTGCATTCAAAACGCCGTCCCAAAATTTCTGCATGGTCACGAGATGCGTCGCAAACCATTCACGGTCGCGCTTTACACGAGTCACCATGAAAATTTCGGGAATAATCACCGTCACCTGATCAGGGGGCGCGCCGTTTTCCGTCCGCGGTCCAAACGGCACAACGAGCTTGGTCGTCGCCGGGCGATATTGGATAAAGTCACAATCCTCAAAATCAATAATTTCTAAAAGAAGTTGAATTTGCGGAAGGTAATGTTTTGGCACCTTGTCTTCAATCTTACGCGTCAGAGGGCACTTTATCTCGATCAAAATCCCATCCTCTGTGATTCCATCTGCGGACCCACCGAGGAATGGATACTTGGGGTGTTGCACGAGTCCAATCTCGTGTGATTTCTTGCCGTGGCGCTCGTCATAAATATCACGAGCGACGGGTTCCAAGAGAGTCCCGTGTGCAGTGGCTGCGTTACCGGCCCATGCCGTCTTGAGCACCTTTTTGCGCAGGAGATCATCGGGCCTCTCATAGTGATTGTGACCAATGGCGCTCGCCACGTCACTGGCTGTGAGCATCGTCTCGCGGAGCGCCAGCCACTCGGGACTGCGCTGGTCCGCATACGTTCGCCCCAGTAATTCGATCACCTTGGGGTCCATTCTTTTTGAAACGTTGATCAGTCTTAAGTAATAGTTGTGCTGCGTTCTGTTCCGCCTGTTTCTTGGTACTGGCGAACCCACAACCTAAATCCTGGCCGTCCACGATGACAGTCACCATGAAAGTGCCGTCCCTGTGCGCATCGACCCGATAATCCGGCAAGGCGAGTTTTTCCGCCTGACACCACCGCATCAGTTGATCTTTGTAGTTATCATCAATGAGATTCGTCTCGACCTTTTCAAAAGATTCAAGAATGAACCGCTTTGCGTGAACCATCCCGAGATCAAGATAGACGGCACCTATGAAAGCTTCGAAAACATCTTCGAGAATTTTAGGATTGGTATTCCATCCATTACGCATACCCTTCTCATCCATGATGATCCATTTATCAAAATTCAATTTTTGAGCGAGTGAAGCAAGCGTCGTACCGCGCACCATCTTTGTGCGCGCCTTGGTCAGGAACCCCTCTTGCTCCTTTTCATGCTTGTCAAATAGAAATTTAGTCACTACAAATCCAAGTACGGAATCACCCATGAATTCGAGTGTTTCGTATGACGACTGGAGGCCATCGAAACGCTTCAGAGCGGATTTATGGGTAAATGCACGAATGTATAAATTTATGTTTTTGATCTTGGTTCCCAGAAGCGCGTCCAGTACGCTTCTGGGAGGACCCTGATCATCCTCCATGTTATATTTTATTACACTAGGTTTAAGTCGGCTTACTTCTTCGCCACCTTGGGGCGAGCAGCCACGGGCTTCTTCTCCGCCTCAGGCTTCTTCTCAGCGACCGGCTTCTCCGGCTTGATGTAGTGCTGGTTCAGGTACTTCTGGATGTTCAGGAACGTCACCTGGGTGTCAGCCGGCACGGACAGCAGAGCCTTCAGCGTCTCGTCCAGCGTGATGTTCTGACCCTGCTTCAGCGCCTTCTCCGTCACGTAAGCGTTCACCGCCTTGGTAACGGCCGAACGAGAGATCATCTCACCGGCCGGCAGGTTCAGGAACGTGTGCAGAGCCTCAGTCACCTGCTGAGGCTTGTTGAAGCCGTTGTTCTGCGCGCGCGCAGCCTTCTTCTCGCCAGTCGGGTCCTCAATGTCACCGAGAACCTTGCGAATCATCTTGCGCAGAGCCTTCAGGTCCTTCTGAACAGCCTGAACATCGGCAGCGATAGTCTCGAGAGTGGCAGACATCTTCTACTCTTCCTTTGACCCAGGTCTTTAAACCAAGAGAATGGCCATGAACACCATGAGAGATACGAGAAGTAACATCAAGAATAAACGTCTATTATATGCGGGTTCTGGCGTTCTCGGGACTGGTTCAAATGGTGACCACCAGGGTTTAACTGTCGCCATGTCGCTCGTTTCTATGATTTCACCGAAACCAGGGGGGAGAGCCACCCCGCGCGTCTGTCTGTATTCACCAATCATTGAAGGTGGATCTTCTGAACACTTTGGATTGCAGCACCCAGGTTCACACGGATGTACGATCCCGTCACGAGAGTCGATCCACCCGCAGAACGTCCCGGTCAGGCTAGGTAAACACGTGCACCTGGTGTCACACATTACCATTTGACGAGAAATTAGTCGGTGCGCCCAAGCACTCTTTGTTTTAAAATTTTATTCTATTAAATGGAGTTTGGAGCGCCCGTGAAGCTGCCAGACGGCCGTCGTTTCCTAAAGATCAAGGGGTGTGTGGTTCAGCTGAATAACGTGACTGTGCAGGAGGGTCTCGTCGTCCCCAACCCGACTGTGGATGTACCAGAGATCCTGCACGAGAAAATTTCCGCCGCTGATGATGAGATTGTCTCCCGGGCCAAGGCGGACAAGCAGATGTGGTTCGGCGCCGATCTCAAGGACGAGACCATCCAGGGCGCGTTCCAGTCGAGTCTGACGGACGGGACTCTGAGCGTCAGTCTCGCCAAGCTCAAGGGTGAGATTGTCGCAAAGGCTTTTGATGCCCAGAAGAATCCACTCGATCTCTCGGCTGTCGGTGAGGGTGCACAGTGCGACCTGCTGGTTGAGCTCGCCGGTCTTTGGTTTTTGAAAAAATCTTTCGGGGCGGTGTGGCGTGTGATTCAGGCGCGCGTCCGCGGACCGCCCAAGGCTCCCACATTCCCCACCCAGTACATGTTTGAGGATGAGGTGGAGGAGGAGGTGGCCGCGGACGATCCGTCCGACTACATTGACTGAAAAAATTATCGGTACCTATTAATAAATGCTGAACCGCAAGACTGTCGTGGCACTGATCCTGCTGGCCATCCTCGCGTTTGTGCTGTTCGCGCCCAAGTCTAGCTTTTTCGCACAAAATTCATATGTCCAGGGTGACGGTCTGGCACGCCCGGGTATGACCCTGAACGCCGCCCCAGTGGAGGGTGGCGGCAGCGGTGGGTATGACGTGTCCGCCGCAGGTCTGATTCCCCGCGAGGTGGCGGTGACTGAGGATTTCGGCAAGTTCGCACCAGATCAGATCCTTCAGGGCCAGAACTACCTGGACCCGCGCAGCCAGATTGGCTACCCGGAGACGATCGGCGGCGTTCTGCGCAACGCGAACCAGCAGTTCCGCAGCGAGCCGTCCAACCCCCGCGCACCAGTGTCCATCTTCAACCTCAGCACGATCCCGCCTGACACCATGCGCCCGCGCTTCGAGATTTCGCCCGAATACCAATAGAGTGCGCGCCCTCCAAGGACAAATAAGATGTTAAAAATAATTAGGAATGGACTTTGCCGGAGTGATGAACGAGTGGATCTCTCTCAAGATGCAGCTTTCCGCAGCTCGCAAAGATCTTTCTGTTTTGAATAAACGTGAGAAAGAGCTCAAGCAGTTTGTGACGAATCACATGGCTGATAACGAGATTGACACCGTCAAGGTCAAGGACAAGGTCAAGGTTAATCTCAAGACGAAGAAGACCAAGGGCGGGCTCACGAAGGATGTGATTCGCGTTGGTCTCATGAATTATTTCGAGCAGGATGCAGGTCGGGCCGATGGCGCGATGCAGGCGATTGTGGCCGCGGCCCCAATCAAGGAGGTTTCATCAGTGACCGTAAGCGGGCTTAAGGCTTAGAAACCCTATACAATCAAGTACTAAAATGGGTCTCGGTGACGAGTACTCGCGCGACGCTCTGTTCAGGCGACCGGGACAGGAATACGACGACGATTCCGACCCCGATCGTGAAGAGAGCCCGGAACCCCTCCACCCGGAGGACTGGGAAGCCATGTATTGTGACGAAATTTACGCAGATGTATGCGCCATCCAACGTTTTGCGTACGACAATCACGCCCTTGTTTTGCATCGCTACGGAGTTGCTGAATTCTGTGATCTCATGCACAATCAAGACAAGTGGTGGAGTGACGTAGATCTCAAATTGCCGTATGTATCACTCTGGCGCCATCTCAACATGCAAGAAGAGATTGACCCCCAGGCTTTTCAGAACTGGCTCGAAAATTATATCAAGATATATTAATGATCGACATCGCTGCGCCCAAGGTGGCCGTACCGGCGACAATATTCATGATTGCCTCGACGTTCGAACAGACCCGTGCATTTGCAGCACTGATCGTTCCCCTCGTTTCATGGGTAATCATAAAGTTTGTACTAAAACTCACGTTGACGAAAGCCGACGTCATCATGACTGGTGTTATTTCTGGAATTCTAAGTAAAGTGCCCATTCCTATTGATTTCAATATCGAGATTGTGCTCAAGGGTGTTCTATTTCTCTTTATATTCTCGTATTTAAGAATAGCCTTTCCAAACTACTATTGATGAAGTGGCTTGTCCTCGGTCCAGGTGCGATGGCATTTTTTGCATTCCTTGGACAAATGTCAAATATGGATCTGAGTGAGGTCCAGGCCGTGAGCGGTTCGAGCGCCGGTGCGGTTCTATCACTTTTCTGGTTATTGAATGATGGAAAAATTCCAGAAATTCTTGACTTTTCTCTCAAGGTGCGAATCGGCAAACTCATGAAACCAAATATTAAAAACTTTTTAAATAATTTTGGATTGGTCCCGATGACAAATCTTCGGCGAGCCATGTCGGATGCGATTTTTAAAAAATTTAAAACAAAAGAAATAACTTTCGGTGAATTGTGGAACCGGGTACCGATAGAATTCTACGTCTCTGCATTTTGCACTGAGCGCGGGCAGACGGTGTATTTTTCACACAGGACCCACCCCGGTGACAGTGTCATAGATGCCATCTGCGCGTCGATCGCCGTTCCATTCCTTTTCTCAACCGTGAAAATTGGAGAATGGCGGTACGTGGATGGAGGCTTCCAGGAAGAAATCCCAGGACTCCCGTTTGTGACCAAGCCGCG